GCTGTAATAGGTGAGGTAATTCAAGATCATCTGTATGATATAGATGACATCCAAGTAACTGAATGTGAGGTAAAGAAAAATGACTAAGATAACACTCGACGATAAAGAGTATGACACTGATAACTTTAATGAGGATCAGATTAAGATTACAAATACCTTAAACCTTGGTGCAAATACTACAGCTATGTTAGATCATATGATTCAGTCTATTCGTGCGATACAACAGATGAAATCAGCCGAACTAAAAACATCCTTAGAGTCCTCCAATGATGATCAGAAAGAATTAAATCTGTGATAAACATTGCTGATCTAAAGACTATGGGATACTTCACTTCACTAGACTCAGACAAAGATCTTTTGTTAGCGTATTCTACTTGGGTCGAGGATAAGATCTTTACTAAACGTGAAGAACGTCTTGTAGAAAATACATTAGGTCTTGTAGGTGAGGCTGGTGAGGTAGCTGAGAAGGTTAAGAAACTTATCAGAGACAAGTCCAGGTTTACCAAAGACGATATAATTAAAGAGCTAGGGGATGTAATTTTTTATGTAACAGCCTTAGCCAATTACTATGGCTCCGATCTACAAGAAGTAATTGAGGAGAACGTAGTTAAGTTAGATGGGCGTGAAGCCAGAGGAACATTAAAAGGAAGCGGAGATAATAGATGAGCAACTACCTACCAACCGACTATCAAACATTCATACACAAGTCACGTTACGCACGTTGGCTAGATGAGAAAGGTCGGCGTGAAACTTGGAGTGAGACAGTAACACGTTACACTGATAACGTAGTACGTCCAGCCCTTGAGAAGGCTAACCTTACTGTACCTAAGATGACTAAGCTCATACAAGAGATAGAAGAATCTATCCTCAGCCTAGGTTCAATGCCTTCTATGAGAGCATTGATGACAGCCGGCCCTGCATTTATGCGTGACAATACAGCAGGTTATAACTGCTCGTACTTACCTGTCGATGACATGAAGGCCTTTGATGAGGCTATGTTTATCCTCCTCTGTGGTACTGGTGTTGGCTTCAGTGTTGAACGACAGTTCATCAGCAAGCTCCCAGACGTGCCTGATCTCTTTGAGAGCGAGACTACAGTAGTCATCAGGGATAGTAAAGAGGGTTGGGCTAAGGGTCTTCGTCAAGTGATTGCACTCCTGTATAGTGGTGAGATTCCTAAGTGGGATACTAGCAGAGTTAGACCTGCCGGCGCAAGGCTAAAAACATTTGGTGGTCGTGCCTCAGGCCCAGCACCATTGATTGATCTGTTTAACTTTGTCGTCCATACCTTTAAGGAATCACAGGGTCGTAGGCTATCATCCCTTGAGTGTCACGATGTCATGTGTAAGATTGGTGAGGTAGTTGTAGTAGGTGGTGTACGTAGGTCAGCTATGATCTCTTTGTCTAACATGTCAGATGACAAGATGCGTCACGCTAAGTCTGGTGCATGGTGGGATAACAATCCACAACGTGCCTTAGCTAACAACTCTGTGGCATACACTGATAAACCTGATAGCTTATCATTCATGCGTGAGTGGATGGCATTGGTTGAGTCAGGCTCAGGTGAGCGTGGTATCTTCAATCGTGAGGCTTCTAAGAAGCAAGCAGCTAAGAATGGTAGACGTGATGCTGACTATGATTTCGGGACAAATCCTTGCAGCGAGATAATTTTACGCCCAAACCAATTCTGTAATCTTACGGAGATTGTAGTACGTTCTACTGATGATGTTACAAGCCTTGCTAAGAAGGTTCGTATAGCTACAATCCTTGGTACTATCCAGTCTACTTACACAAAGTTTCCTTACTTACGTAAGATCTGGCAGAAGAATACAGAAGAAGAAAGATTGCTGGGTGTGTCACTGACAGGTATCATGGACAATCCTTTAATGACAACTGAAAATGAGGGGCTAAGTAAAACTCTTGAACATCTTAAATCTATCTCTGTTGCTACTAACGCTGAGTGGGCTAAGCTTCTTGACATCCCTGTTGCTGCTGCTATCAGCTGTGTTAAACCTTCAGGCACGGTATCACAGCTGGTTGATTCCGCCTCTGGTATTCACGCTCGTCACTCAGCCTATTATATTCGTACTGTGCGTGGTGACAATAAAGATCCTTTGACACAGTTCATGAAGGATCAGGGTGTACCTAGTCAACCAGATGTAATGAAACCTGATCAGACTACTGTGTTCAGCTTCCCTATGAAGTCTCCTGATGGAGCAGTAGTTACTGCAGATATGTCAGCCATACAACAACTAGACATGTGGCTAGCTTATCAAAGATCGTGGTGTGAGCATAAGCCATCGGTAACTATCAACGTTAAAAATGCTGAGTGGTTTGAAGTAGGTGCATTTGTACACAAGCATTTCGATGAGATGTCTGGTGTATCCTTCCTACCTTTCAATGAGCATACGTATCAGCAAGCACCTTACCAAGACTGTTCTAGGACAGACTATAAAACATTGTTGTCTTGTATGCCTAAGGATATTGACTGGACATTACTATCAAACTATGAGAAAGAAGACAACACTGCAGGTAGTCAGACATTAGCTTGTTCTGGTGATTCCTGTGAAATCGTAGACCTAGTGTAGAGGAAATACAATTATGAAACCAGTACGTAAAAGTTTTAACCGTGCATTGTATCAAGCTTACGACAAGAAAGCTAAAGATACTTTAGTAGATCTACTAGAAACCAAGGGCCACACCATTGTGAATACGGAAGAGAATTACTTTGTTGATGTAGTATCTCAGAAGGATGGCTACACATACTTCAATGAGGCTGAAGTAAAGGTAGCCTGGAAAGAAGATTGGCCTGCGCATTGGGAAGAGATCCGTATCCCTGAGCGTAAGCAACGCCTACTAGATAAGTATGAGGGTACTAATGGTGTGTTAAACTTCTATGTATTCCGTGAAGACATGAAGCAAGCTTGGCGTATCAAAGATAACCTACTTACTAAAGAAAGTTTAGCTGAAGCTAAGGGTAGATACATACAGAAGGGTGAGCTATTCTTTCACATCCCCTATACATCAGCTGAGTTGGTGATTACATGATGAAAGAAACTTATTTAGCTGGCCTCAAAAAAGATATAGAAGATACAAACTATGCCTTAGCTGAAAAATATGACGCAGTAAATCGACCTGCCCACTACAATATGGGTGGGGTAGAATGTATTGATTACATCAAGCAAGTAGTAGGCTTAGATGGGTTCATTGCTTACTGCCACGGCAATATGATTAAGTACCAACACCGCTACCGATACAAGCAGAAGCCTGCAGAAGACATGAAGAAAGCTGCATGGTACTTAGAGAAGATGAACGAAGCTTTGGCAGAGAAACATAAGTAAGGGTAACCTATGGGCAGACCAACCAAGAGATCTAAGAATGACTTACCTCCTCTTGAAGAAGAGGCTAAGGCTTATGTAAAAAAGAATCGACCCAAAGAAAAACCCCTGACCTCTCGCAGGTATCTAGCTGGACAAGCCTTAGCTGGATTACTTGCAAGTGGCAGGGGTCTTGGTCATGTCGAAGAGGTTAAGAGAGAGGCCTACAACTGGGCAGACATAATGGATGATGATGACTAGTCTAGGTTAAGATCTCCATGCCATATGTCATCGTAACTATCTAATATAGTTTGTATCCTCTGTAAAGTTTGGAAGGGGTCTTCTTGTTTAAGTATATCTGAGAGGGTCCCTTCTATACCAAGGTAATCCATAACTTTTTTTACTTTATCTTTATCTGCTTTTGCAATAACCCTTACCGCCTCTAGACTTCTAGGTATTGGGCTGTCTTGCATAACAGAGGTAACCCTTCCTCTTGCTTGTTTGATGATCGCCGCAATAATTTTTTCTTTACCTGCTTGAGATTTAGTATAAAAATCAGGGTTCTTAATCAGGTACTCACGAGCCGCTGCCTCTAAGAAGGGTGCCATTAATCTATTCATATAGTTCTTTACTTCTGGGCTAGACGTCTGAACATTAACAGATTTCCAGCTAGACATACCAGCAGCATTAAACATACTATCTATGCTGGTTGGTTCAGATACAGTACGAACACCAAGCAATTGCTTACTCTGATCTGTATTTCTATTGTTACCTCTAGTTGGAGAAGCT